CATTAATTTCAACTAATCCATTTTGTTCATCACTTAATTGAATAGCATTCATTGTCGTTGGATATGCTTCAAGTAGTTTACATGTATATATTACATTTTCATTGTGGTCTAATTGATGGATGTTTACATTTTTAGCATAATTAGATTTGTAGCTTAATTCATATGTTACAGGATTAATGATTCTTGCTTGCCATGCTTCAAAATATAATTTAAGAGCATAATCATTTGTTACATTAAAAGTTAAACTTACATCATCATGTAAAAAACCATACGGCATCTTTTCAGCTTTCACGCCGTACTGTCTTTCATTTGTTGTAATCTGCCGGCCTGGTAGATTTACTGCTTTGCAAAGATAATTTCTTTCAGCTGTAGTAGCATCACCGCCACCTGGAATAAATGGTAGGTCAACTCTATATAAGTTGCTCCTAGCTATTCCTTTTCTAATAGCAGATTTAAATTCTTCGATTCTTAGCATTATAGAGCTTTCCTTGAATCACTATAAACTTTTTGTTTGCTCGATTTTTGGAAATCAGCTGCTGGTAAAAACGCAGCAATTTCCCATTCGGGCGGAGGTACATATGCAAATCTACTTCTTACATGTTCATTTAAATAATGCTTATAGCATGGTTTAAAATATCGTAGTCTTGCTGATTTTTTTAGTAGCTCATAATTAAGTCTAAATCTTGTTGTTTCATCATACGACATATTATTTGTATTATCCATTAAAGCATCTAAAAATCTTGCTCTAAGTAAAGGTGGAAGATAATGTAAGTTTAAACCATAAAAACCACCAGGAGCAGAGTCTACAATAATTACTAATGGGAAGCTATCGTAATATGGAAGCTTGTCTTTAAACTTTGGATCGTAAAAAAACATAAACATACTTCCAGGTACGTTTCTAGACTTCAACTGAATCGGTTCTTCTCTCATAAGAGATGCTCGATTGTTGACTCTTAATCTTTGAGCTTTCTTTCTAAACCAGTCTATTGATTGACGTGTTCTTGGTTGAATTCCTGCTCTAAATGCTTCTAATTCAAGTTGTTTAAATAAATTTGCCATGCTATTATTTATATGTAAAATCGTAATTATATCGTTTTATCTCTTCTCCAAAACGTCTTTCAATTACATCAATCATCCATTGCTCTGTATAATATTCTGAATAGTGAGTGTGAGTAGATTTATTTTTATGAGGCAAAGGGTTTCTTTTATTATAGAACTTTTGTATTTGTTTAAAGTCATTTTCATAGTTTTCAAATCTAACTACATAATCTATATGGGCAGGAACAAATTTACTCTGTGGAATTTCTAAAGTCTTACCGAAATTTTCATACTTTAAAAATTGTTCAAAGCTTTCGATCGGCCGTTTTTTCTGTCTTAATATTCTAGCGTTTTTCCTCTTATAGTAATGATAACCACTAACAATTCTATCCCAAGGATTTCTTACCACTGTCCATGTAAACCCAAGATTTTTATATCTAGATTTCATTTGAGAATACGTATAATGTTTTTCTCCAGGTTTGAACGTGGTTCCATGCATTGCTTGCATCCAATCGCTAATAGATTCTCCACCGGTTTTTGGAATGTGTATAAATGTTGATTTAGGATTTTTTACATGTATGCTCATTTCTTTTTCTTTTTCTTAAAGGGTGGAAGTTTTTTCAAAGGTTTAGGTTTAATCCCCATTTTTTCAAGTGTATGTTCTGTCCAAATTTGAAATTGCCAACCTCTATCTTTTGCAAAAGATTCGGCAGCTTTCCACTTGTTTTGATTTTTTACGTATGTCATTCCTTCAGTAATATATCTTCTTGTTTGCCGGCCAGGATATTTTGGAGGTTTTGTTTCTTTATCAGGTTTTATTTCGATAAGAATAACTTTTCCTTCTTTTGTTTTAATTTTTAAATCTACAAAATATCTGTGATATTTTTTATCTATGTCATAGTAGTATGGAATTACTATTTCTTCTGAACTCCATTCTACAATAAATGAATTTTCATCACACCATTTAAAGCAATGTCGTTCCCACATAGAGCGATAGATGACGTTATCTGGATCGCCTCTATACTTCTTCATGTTTTTGACTTTGTATTTTCCTCTATATGCCATAATATCTTTATAAATAATAACAACGCATTTCTATTTATTGGAATAATATATGGCTGGTTTACAATTCCCGATCTTAGATCAAGACAAATATAAGGGCAGAATTAAATTTGACGTCTATGAGACAATTCCTCCGGATATTTCTCAGAGGTCCATTAATGCTATGAGAAGACTGCTTGGAAGTTCAGATAATGAGATTAATGGTAATGGAGGTGGGAACTTATCTCCAAGGTTAGATGGAAAGGATGAACCCTTTTTACTGAATTCAAGTAGAGTTCGTAGAACCGGAAATAGTTGTAGTATTTATTTACCGCAATCAATCCAAATATCTGATGGAGTTTCTATTGAAAATACAAATTTAGGTGCATTCGGGGCGGGTATAGCCGGTAGTATTCAATCTGGGTCTGCTCCTCTAGAAGCTTTATTTACTGAAACTGGAAATGCAATCAATAGCATGGCTGATTTTTTTAGAGGCAATATGACACAGGACGCAGCAAGAGCTGCAGCCGCGAAAGCATCTGGGGCATTAGGAGAAGGTGTTTCTGGAGCTGTGAGAAGTGCATTGCAAACAACGCCTAATCCTAACACTAGAGCATTATTTAGATCTGTGAATCTTCGCGAATTTTCTTTTACTTTTAACATGATTCCTAAGTCTCCAAAAGAAGCAAGAGAAATAACAAACATTATTAAATTTTTTAGAACAGAATTATATCCAGAATCAATTGGTTCTCCTGTTTCATATGGTTATAAGTTCCCTAACAAATTTGCTATATCAATTGAATATGATAATAAAAAAATAGCAACTGGAATTTTAAAATCATATTTAAGAACATTTCAAACAAATTATAATCCTAATCATATGTCGTTTTTTGAAGATGGCAATTTCCAAGAAACGCAAATAAGTTTATCATTTGTTGAAGCTAGAACACTTGATAAAAAAGATATTGTGGAAGGTGGTTTCTAATGTACTTTATAAATTTTCCCGAAACATTATATAAGTTTGGAAATGAATCTACTTTTACAGGATTTGAAAATATAAGTGCTTATGTAGATATTATAGACTCTGTAAAAGATAACTCGTCTTTTTATCGTAAATATAATATACTCGAAGGTGATCGTCCAGAAGTTTTATCTCAAAAACTATATGGCACTACAGCATATTACTGGACATTTTATTTTATGAACGATCATATTAGAAGAAATGGCTGGCCTTTATCTTATAACAATTTATTAGAAAAAGCGCAAAAAGATTATCCAAATGTTACAATTGTAACACGTGATTTATTCTTCGATAAGTTTAAAGTTGGTGACACTGTAACTGGAGCTGGGTCTGCTGCTACTGGTATAGTCATTAAAAGAAATGTTGATTTAGGCCAAATTGTAGTTAAATCTACAAATAGCAAATCATTCCAAGCTTCTGAAGTTATATCAGATGGAACTAACACAGTGACTACAAATTCTGTTTCAAACGAATATTTATCAGCACATCATTATGAAAATGCTAGTGGACATGTTGTGGACATAGATCCAGAAAACGGACCTGGTAATTTATTAACTGAAATAACTTTCTTAGATAGATACGTTGAAGCTAATGATGCGCTTAAAGAGATTAATGTTATTAGAGAAAATAACATATCACAGATTGTAAGAGCATTTGAAAATGCAATGTCAGGATTATAATGTCTACTAGTAATGATACATTTACTACTCCATTCGATTTTACTTTTGAAAAAGTAATTATCACGGCTGATAGATTTGACTTTCAAGTTGATCTCACATATATGATAAGTGAGATTAATATGTTTGAGCATGTTGATAAACCATATCTAACTGGAACAATATTGTTTAATGATAATGCTAACTTGTATAATGAAATTAACTGGCTGGGCACTGAAAAAGTAGAAATAAGTATAAAGACAGATGATAAATTAGCTGACCATCAAATTACTAAAAAATTTAGAGTAGTTAGAATTGCTCAAGCTGTGAAAGCTAATGACCAAAATGAAATGTTTTTATTAGACTTGGTCGAGGATCACGCGTATGAATCTAGGTTAAAAAACGTACAGCAATCTTATCAAGGTTATCACCACGAAATTATTGAAAAAATATTAAAAGACCATTTAAATCGTGAGTTGATGCATGTTCCAAAAACAGGCTTTAAAAAAATTAGAGCCATTGTTCCAAACATGACACCTTTAGATGCAGCTAATTGGATTAAAGATGGAACACCTGATGCATTTGGTTCTCCATACTTTTTATACTCAACTATTGCTGATGACAAAATTAGATTTATTGATTTGGAAACTATTTTAAATTTGCCCCCAATCAACAAAAAAACACCATATATTTTTAATCAAGCATTCGGCCCTAAAACAGACGCAACTGAACCATCAGGTGGCACTTTAGATGATAGTTATATTATACAGGCTTATAAAACTTCAAATACTGAAGATGTGCTTAAATTAGTAAGAAATGGCTATGTCGGGTCAAAATGGAATTTCTTTGATTTATATAAAGGCGATCAATATGAAGTTAAGCATGACATAACTAAAGTATATGAAAGTATGATCGCACGTAATGTTTTCAGAGAACCTCAAGTAGACCCAGTATTTGATGAAGATGCTAATATTCATCAACAATCTTCAAGAGAAATAAATCAGATTGCAACAAGTAGAGTTTATTCTGATTGGGAAAATTTTAAAAGTTACCATGAAGATGAAGAAGCAGCTTTGCATGAACAAAAAGTAAAACAAAAAGCTTTAAGACATTTTCTTCTAAAAGCTCCAATTGATATTAATGTGCCCGGTAAAAACTTTTTATTAAAAGACAAAAATTTAACTATTGGAAATATTATTGATGTCGAGTTTCATATTAATGATGATATGTTTTTAGATATAGAAAGAGATAATAAAAGATCAGGACAATATTTTGTTTATGCAGCAAGACATGTTTTCACTGCTAATAGATATACTGTTAATTTAATGTGTGCTAAAATGGCCCAATCTAGAGGTGTTGAAAAAACATGAAGGCATTTAGTAGAGAACATTACGGAGAAGAATTCAACTGGTTCTTAGGAAGAGTTATTGATATAGCTGATCCAGAATTTTTAGGAAGAGTTCAGGTGAGAGTATATGGTGTTCATTCACAAGACAAAACTCTTTTACCAGACGCGCATTTACCTTGGGCACAGTGTTTAATTCCTTCTACCGAAGGTGGAATTTCTGGCATCGGCCAGCATGCTAAAATTTTACCAGGTGCACTGGTGTTTGGTTTTTTTATGGATGGAAAATCATCTCAAATTCCATTTGTTCTTGGATCTATACACACTAAAGAATTTACTCTTCCATCCTCTTCGGATTCACCAACTTTAAACAATAGACCAGATCCTTTTGATCCTCGTGAACCTTCATTTGATAATTCTGCGCCAGATAGTGAAATAGACACATTTCTTGATGGAGATACAAATGCAGAAAAAATATTTAATTTTTTAACTGATAAAGGCTTATCACCAGCACAAGCAGCAGGGTTTATTGGAAATTTTTATGCTGAGTCAAGACTTAATCCACAAGCCGTAAATCCAAATGATTTAGGAAAAAGATCTGAAGGCCTTGCACAATGGCGTGGTGATAGAAGAGAAAGATTAATGTCATACTCAGCAGAAAACAATTTAGATTACAGGTCTCTTACCGCGCAATTAAACTTTGTAATGTATGAATTACAAACTACTGAATCAAATGCTTATGGAAAAATAAAAAATGCATCGACACCAGAAGAAGCAGCAATTGCTATTTCAAGATATTATGAACGTCCTGCATTTGAAATTGTTAATGGCGAATACACATCGCCAAGTTTATCAACTAGAATTGGTGCTGCAATTGATTCGTATAGAAGGTTTGCAAGATGATTAGTATTAATATTTCCACAAGTTTAGTAAATGAGCTTTTAAAAAATGTTGGAATTAAAGCAGAAGTTGATAGATTCACAGCAGAAATAGATATTTCATCTAATAAAGTTTCTGCAACAAGACTTTCTGTTTTAGGTAGAACAGAAGGAGAAATTATAAATGGGCTTTTCTCTTTAACTAATAATTTAGACGAATATAGAAGCGGATATGAAAACGATCCTTCTGTTATTTTTGTAACACCAGATGTTCCCGGTTTCAGTGCAGTACTAACAAAAAGTGTTTCTAATTCGACCGACTTAAATAAAATCACGGGCTCTTCAGCAGGAAATGGATCTTTAAATGAAATAGTTTTATCAAATAGACCGCAATCTATTAAAAGTGTTTTTAATTTAAAACTAGGTTCTACTCCTTCCTATGAAAACGTAATATCAGGAATTTTACCAGAAGAATTAAGTCAAGTTGGGCCTACGTCTTATAATTCAATTGATGTTAATGGTGATATTAGTGCAGTTGTTTCTGAAGTAAATGATTCTATTTTAGAATTAGGAAGAAGAATTGATGATGCAGTTCCACAATTAGGAACTGGCATATTAGATAATGTATCTTTACAAATTGATAATTATATTGAAAGAGAAATTAGAAAACTAGTAAAGAGTGATGTCCCAGCTTCGGTTGTTTCTAATGCAGTGAGAGATTTATCAATATCAAAAGATCCTAATAAATCTATATCTAGGCTTACGCCTTGGATAAGTCCTAAAGTTGATTTAGGTACTTTTGAAGAATCTATAGTTAATATACCTAGAACGCCATCAACTCAAATAAAAGAATATTCAACTTCTACAGAATTTTTTGGAAATAAAACTGGATCTATTAAAGAAGTTAATCCAAGTTCTTCTAAACTCTGGAGAGGTAAAAATACTAATTTAAACATTTATAATTTTACTGAAGTTTCTTCAGTAGAAGAATTGATTGCAGAATTTAGAGGTATGACACGAGAAGTTACAGAATGTGTTGCGCATTGGACTGCAACCTTTAATAATCAAGGGCACATTGGTGCGCGGGAAGTTCACAACATGGTTATTAATAGAAGTGACTATTCATTTGAAGGTATACCATATCATTACATAATAAAGAGAAATGGTGTTATTGAGAGAGGTAGACCAGTTAATATAGAAGGGGCCCATGCATTAGGTCACAATAAATATAGTATTGGAATTAGTTTCGT